GCGGCCACGCCACTGGAGCCGCATCTGCTGCGTCAGCCCGGTGACGTATCGCAGCCGCACCCGGTGCGTGATGCTCACCTCGAGCTGCCCGGCACCCAACGCCTCGCGGGCCGTCACGCCCTCCACGCTCGCCCACCGCTCGGCAAACGTCGCCCACGCCAGCGTGGTCTCGCCGAGGGCATTGCGGCTCTCAGTCGCCTGCTGGATCGTCACCCGCTCGCGAAGTTTGCCGGCGTCGATCATGTGCCGTACATCACCAGCGTGTAGGAGGCGGTGCCGGCGGTCGTGAAGACTGCGAAGCCATCGTCGAATCCATTCGCCAAAGACACGCACACCAATCCATCGGTCGATTCCACCGTCACATAATCATGTTGGCACCGGCACGGCGAGCCGGTCGCAGAAAACGCGAACCGCTTCGCCGAAGCAAAGTTCACCGCGTTGCCCGCCGAATCCTTGTATGCAGTAGGCGTGATGATTACATCCGAAGCCACTGTGCCAACCGTCCCCGTCACGACCGCCACCTTGCCGGTCGTGTACTCCTTGGAGTCATCCAGGCTGACCACCTTGAGCGACGTGGTGCCGGCCGTGTCGTGAAACAGCACGTCTACGTTGATGCGGCCGTTAATAGCCATTAGCGGTAGCTCCCCCAGCGGTGCGTGTCGAGCAGCGCCTTAACGCCAAGCGGCACCTCGGCCATCGACGGGGCCACGGCAGTGCGATGCTCGTACAAGTGCGAGACCATCATGAGAATGGCCGAGCGGATCGCGGCCGGTACGCTGGTGCCATCGGCCCCGTAGCCACCCCACCACGTCACGCTCACGGCGTTTTCGTCATAGAGGTGGCCCGGCCAGGTGCCGGCGTACGTGGTACGAATCACGCCAGGAGTGGCCGCCCGGTCAACCCGGTACTCGGCCGTGCTCAGCGTGGCCGTCTGCTGCGTCTCAAGCGTGTACGTCACCACGGTGGCGGTAGTGGTGCCAGCCTGGGCCATCGGCGGACGGGGCAGCTCAAACTCCCACGGGAACCTGTCGGCCCGCATGGTCCACTGGGTGTGAACCAGTGTCCGGTCGAGGTACTCCTCGCAGAACTCACGGGCCGCCTTGATGATGGCCGAGACCAGCGAGTCGTCGTCGGAGATGTCTACCCGAAGGTGAGCCTTGGCCTCGGCAAGCGTCACGGGCTCGACGGCCGGCTGCACCGAACGGACCAGGCTGCGGTACTTCACTGCTTGCGGCTCCGCTTCTTCGGCGTGGCGTCGGCGGTCCTGACTTCTGGCTCGACGGCCGCCGTGTCGAGCAGCTGCTGCTGCGTCTCCTCTACGGCGTAGCCGGCCAGAATCATCTCGTGGGCCTGGCCGCCAGGAACGTCCAGCACCGCGCCCTTGCTGTATGACCGGAACGGCCGCACCAGTCTTATCTTCTTCATTCGGGGGCCCTCCATGCAGACTCAGGGGCTTGCTGCGTCTTGGTGTATTCGCTGGTCCACTGGAACACGGGCTTTTGCAAATCCTTGCCCGGCCACGTCACCATGTACTCGCCGTGGCCAATCGTCACCCGTGGCGTCACGTAGACCTTGTTGCCGCTCTCGCGCCAGTTCGACCAGAACCAGATGTCAGGATCTCGCCGACCATCACCCCAGGTGCCATCAGGGGCCGGCTTGCTCCAGAACCACGGCTTAGTGCACCGCTTGAGCGCTGCCGTGCTTAGGATCGTGCAGCCGAAATGCGCGGTGTCTACCTCCTGAACCGGCGAGGCAAACCACTCGCGCGGCACGGACGTGCTGCCGCCCTCGGGCGGATTGTCGAGGTTGCCCTTGAGCGTGAGCATCGGGCGGCCGTCCTCACGCTTGGTCTGCAGCGGGGCCAAGGCGTCACACTGGAACGTCAGGGCCAAGGCAAAGAGGTGCTCGATGTCGGCCTGGGAGAAAAAGGAGTCGTAGTCGATAAGCAGCAGATATTCGCACTTGTCGATAAACCCTTCCCACACCCTGGTGTGAACTTGGTCCCAGAACACGCCGGTGCCCATCGTGGGCCGGATATTTAACGGCATGAGGGCCTGCACCCAGGCGAACGTGTTGGCCGTAAAAGCCAAGCGAGGCATCGACAGGCATGCCTCAACACGAACGTCTACCTCGCTGTTGCCAACCGTGATTTTCATGAAGTCTCCAAAAGCGAAACGGCTGACAAGGCGTGTGCCCTGCCAGCCGTTCACTTTCGGTAATGTGTCAAGCGTCAGCCGCTGACCACGACGCCCACGCCGACCTCTGCAGCACCAACCGGGCCAACCTCGGCCTTGGTCAGCCGAGCGACCGAGCAGACCACGCTGGCCGCCTGGGGAGTCGCCTGCACCCGCAGGTAACGCCGCTTGCCCCGCATGTCCACGTTGAACCGGCACACGTTGCTGGCACTCGACAGCGACGTGGTCGGGATCGTGAACCCGCCGACGCCACCACCCACGTAGGAGGTGATGTTGGCATAGTTCGACGACACGTCCGTGTCGCTCTGCTGCAGGACCAAGGCCCGAGCCATGGCGTCGGTCGAAGCCGCATTGGCCTCAAGCACCACATCCACGCTGGCGTAATCATACCCCAGGGTGTCGATGACGTGGCTGAACGTCGCGCCGGTGGCGGTGTCCGCCGTGCCGATGCTGGCAACAGTCTTGGCGTTCTCGGAATGGTTCATTGCTCAAAGTCTCCGGGAGGGTCAGTTATCAGGTGTTGCCGACGAGAGCCACCATCGGGCCGGCCTCAGTGGCCGAGCCAACCGAGTGCCAGACCATGTCCGCCCTCGCAACTCCGAGGTAAAGCGTCTGGTCGAGCTCGACATACCGCTCGGTGCTGATCTTGGTGGCGAAGGCCGACCGGATGCCGTACATGCCGGCAAGGCTGGCGTCACCGAACAAAACCGACACCTTCTCGTCGAGCGAGCCCGACCGCGGAAGGACGTTAGAGATGACCACGGGGTAGCCAAGGAAGCTGAACCCGGTGCCGTTCTCAAAGCTCGGCCGGCCAGCCGCCGCCAGGTCAAGCCGCTGCATCGACTGGGCAAAGCCGGCGCTGGAGATGTACCAGCGGGGGCTCGTCACGTAGGTGGGAAGCAGGGCCACGACCGACAGGAAGTCGTTGACCGTCAGCTCCTCAAAGGAATCCTTGTTTGACGAGTTGGCCGGCTTGTAGTACGAGCCAGCCGCCGTCAGCACCTTGTTGGCGATGCCGTAGACGCCACCGTAAGCATTGGTGCCGTCACCGTTGACAGCCGCCTGGTCCAGCTTCTCGCCGATGGCGGTGGCAAACTCAGCGATCACCCAGTCACCAACGGCCGCGGCATCGGCCAGCAGCTCGTTGCTGACGCGGGTGCCAACCGTGAGCTTCTTGGCCACCAGCCGAATGTCGGTGGCAGACGGGTCGCTCGTGGTGATCTCGGAGCTTTCGCCGGTCCAGTTAGCCGACACGCCGGTCAGCCGCTTCACGGCCGTCACGGTGTCGCTCGGCATCTGAACGAGCTGCATGGCCGAGGGCCACACCGAGAACTCTTCGACAAGCCGCACGACCTGGCCGCTGGCGATCTCGGGGACGAACACACCGCCGGCCGAGTTGACCGACTCGCCAAGGGCCCGGCTCTCGACGCCGTGGTCCTGGCACCACCGCTTGGCATCGGCATCGCCGTGCACGTAGCCCTGGAGCCACTTGCCAAACGAGTAAGCGTCGCGGCGGCCCTGCTCATCGTTGCTAAACGCCTTGAGCCGGCCACGGTAGGACACAGCCTCAATGCGGGGAGCCTCGTCACGGACCACTTCGGGGGCCGGCTTGCAGCGGTCGGCGACCGCCCGCAGGGCCAGGGCCGAGTCGGCCACCTTCTGCTCAAACTCGATCTTGCCGGCCAGATCCTTGGCCTTGTCGGTCAGGCCCGACAGCTCGAGGTTGCGGGCGTCGATGTCCGACTTGTTGTCAGACTCGAGGGCCGAAAGCGTCTCAATGCGCTCGGCAACGTCGGCGGCTTCGGAACGAAGGGCGGAAAGGCGATCCATGGTCGGTGTCTCCAGAGGCGTGATTGCCGTCTGGGGTTCAACCTAGGAGCGCACCTGGGGGGCCTTGCAGTAACGCACTTCAGAATGTGTTGTTTTTACAAAGGCCACCGCGCGAGCGCCGCAGCGTGGGCATCGCATGTACCGCTGCCGCTCGTCTCCGACCGGCCGGCTGGACCGGGTGCGAAGGCGCTCACCGCATGTGCAGCGTGGTTGTTCGCTCATACGTTCCGCAGTCGCAGGAGAGCGGCCCACGCCTGGGCGACGCCTCGCAGGGCCAAACGCTCAGCAGGCGGGGCCGCCGGCTCTCCCGTTGTCTCTTGGGCCGCAAGCCACGCCTCGTAGCTCCGCTGGGCCACGGCCACAGAACTGGCCGGATACGCCGGCGTCAGCACGACCGACACGTCGGCCAGCAGGCTCACCTCTCGGATTTCCCGAATGGCCCCCTGGTCGTCGCTCGACCAGTTGGCACCCTTGCTCTCGTCTACGGCGAAGGCGAATGAGCTGCCCCGCAGATCCCGGCGGCGGATGAGGCTAAGAGTGTCCCGGCCCACCTGCGTATCGGGTGGCGTCACGGTGTACCGCAGGCCCTTCTCGTCACTGGACAGCTCGAGCGTGCCCGAGGATGTGCGCCCCAGGATGAGGTTGCTGTCGTGGTTGAGCAACGCCACCACGTCATGCTTGCCACGGGCGCGACGTAAAACTTTATCGAACGCACCCGGCCGGATGATTTCACGGAATGACGAGCCACCTTCCCGCAGCGGCAGGCTGAACTGGTTGTAGACGGCAGCGTATCCCGTAATGACCTGCGTCCCGTCGCCCCGCTTTTCAATGGTCAACTCGGCCTCGGGCACCTCGTCAAAATCCAGGCATCGTCGCTCAAGGTCCATTGCCGCTGTCTCCTACGGGTTGCGATTTGATTGGCTGGACGCCTTCATTGACGCCCGCAATGATGCTGTTGACTGTTTCCGCCGGGATCGTCGGGAACGCACCAGAGATCAACGCCTTTGCTCCCTCTGCGGTAAGCAGGCCAGCGGACAGGTTCGCCAGGATTTCAAGCAGTGAAGAAACCTGCGCACCGTTAAGCGCCTGCTGTTGCAGGTCGGCCACTGGGGCAATGTCACCAGCTGGCTCAGCCGCCTGCGAATCGGACGCGCCGTCTTCCTGGTCGTCCACGCTGTCAGACGGCGCGGCATCTTCAGCCGGCATCGGCTCTGGCTCGCCGGCTTTTTCAAGCGTCGTCATGTTCAGCGGCACAAAGTGCTGGTCGCCCTCTGGCCCGATGGGGTTGAGGTTCTCCAGCTCTCGCACCTCGTTTACGGTCATCCACCCGTTCTGCAGGGCCGACACGTAGTAGGCCGAGCGGCTGGCGTGGTCGCCACGAAGCAGGCCCGACACGCTGTGCTCGGCAAAGTACCGCTCGTCATCCTCAATGAGATCCCGAGCGATGGCGGATTCCCACCGCTTCAGATGCGGCAGCAGGCAGTGCTGCACAAACTCTGTGCCCTGCACTTCGATGTTGCTGTACGTCGAGCGCGTCAGGTCTTGGATCATGTGCGGCGGCACACGGAAGGCGCGGCAAATCTCAATGACCTGATACTGCCGCGTCTCAAGGTACTGGGCCGCCTCATTGCTGCCCGTAAGTTCGTGAGCCTTTACGCCGTTAGGAAGGATGGCCGTACGAAAGGCCCGGTCGGCCCCCCGGTGCATCCGCTCCCACTGCTCACGCAGCCGCTCGGCCGCCTCAATCGGGATCGGGTTATCAGACTCCAGCACGATGCCCGGCCGGGCCCCGTTGCCAAAGTACGTGCTGCCGTGCGTCTCCAACGCCTGGGCCAAACCGATGGCGTTGGCAAACGTCTTGTACGTGGGCACGGGCGTAAACCCGTCCTCAGTCGTGAACCTCAGGGCGAAGATCTGGTCCTGCCGGTAGATGGTGTAGCGGTTGCTGTCAGGCTCCCGGTACTTGTACCGAAGCGTCCCGTCCTCAAGCCGCTCAACTTCCATGCGGCTTGAGTGCAGCGGCCACAGCTCGGACACCGGGCCACGGTCGCCGCCACGGATCTCGGCGTAGCTTGCACCGTAGTGCAGGTAGAGCCCCGTCATCCAATCGCGAAACTCTTGGGCCGTCTGCCACGGGTTGGGCTGCGTGTGCAACAAGCGATACAGCGGGTTCTCTGTCACCTTCCGCTTGCCACCGTTGGCGAGCTTTTCGTACAGGTGCAGCGGCAGCGAGCTGACGGCGTCACTGATGACCCGAATGCAGGCCGTGTAGGCCGAGCACGCCATGCTGTTGTCGGCGTTGACCCGGATGCCAGACGGCGTCCGGTTGCTTGTATAGCCGTCGTAGTCCCAGTGGCGAAGGGTGTGCATCCGGTAGTCGGTCAGGTTGCTCATATAATCGTGATGTTCCAGTCAGGTTCCGGTGCCGGTGCCGTAGCCTTCTGCCACAAGCCAATTGCCATCACGAGCGAGACGATGCCGTCGATGCGCTCCGTGCTGCGTGCCTTGCTGGGCTTGATGTTTCCTGCCGCGCTGTCGGTCTGAATCGCCACGTTGCCGGCCTGCCACGTCAGCACCGGATGGCCGCCGTGCAAGACCTTGCCGCTCACGACCCAGTTTTCAAACTGCTTCGACGGGGCTGAGAGCGAGCCGTAACCTTGGCGGTATTGTTCCATGTGCAGGCCATCCCCTTGCAGTTGCAAGCCGAGCTGCGCGGAGTTCCACGGGTCCAGACCCACGCCACGAATCTGGTACTTCTTGGCCAGGTCGTTGATGTCGGCCCGCACCTTGTCGAAGTCGGTAACGTTGCCCTCGGTCATGTGCAGGTGGCCCTGCCGCTGCCACGTCAGATACGGCACCTTGTCACGCCGCTCGCGCTGGTGGGCGTTCTCCTCGGGTATCCAAAAGTGCGGCTCTACCCAGAAGGTGCCATCGTCCAGCGGGAACAGCAGCACAAAGGCGGTAGTGTCAAACGTGGTGGCCAAGTCCAGGCCAGCCCAGCACTCCCGGCCCTCGAGCGGCACCGGGCAGGGCGAGTTGCCCTGGGCCCAGTGGTCCATCCGTAGCCAGCGGGTGTCTTGCTCGGTCCACTGGTTGAGGTACAGCTGCCGGAAGGTGTTTTCGTATGCGGGCATCTCCACCGCCCTAGCACACTCGCTCCGCAGGAAGTCAATGTTGATGCTCACTCCCAAGTTGGGATTTGCGGCGGTCCACGTCGCTTCGTCCTTCCAGTCCGCCTTCGGGCCCGCGGCGTAGATGGCCGACAGAAACCGCTCATCCTTTACCGCCCCGGCCGCCACGCTCTCGGCGTACTTCCAGATTTCCCAGCAGATGCTCTTGCGGTCGTAGCCGGCCGTGGTGATGTAGACCATCAACGGCTGCGACCTGGCCCCCATGCTTGTGGCCATTACGTCCACCAGCTCGCGGTTGGGCTGAGCGTGTAGCTCGTCAAAGATAACGCCGCTCGGATTGAGCCCGTGCTGAATGCCAGCCTCGGCACTCAGGGCCTTGTACGTGGCGTGCGTCTTCTCGCACACGATGGCCGAGCGGTAGACCTTGAGGTGCTGCGACAACACGGGCGACTGCTCTACCGCAATGCGGGCCGTGTCGAACACGAGCCGGGCCTGGTCTCTCGAGGCGGCGCAGGAATACACCTCGCCGCCAGGCTCTGGCTCCATCAAGAGCTTGAGGGCCAGCCCGGCACACAGCGTGCTCTTGCCGTTCTTGCGAGGCACGGCCAAGAGCGAGGTGCGGATCTGCCGCTTGCCGTCACGCTCAGTAAACAACGCCCGCACGTAGTCGCGTTGCCACGGCTCGAGCAGAAACGGCTGGCCGCCCTTGTCACCCTTGGCGTGCGTAAAGAAGCGCTCAAAGAACTTGACCGCACGGCACGAGGCGCAGGTGCACTCAGCCGAACAGGATGGCGGCGTCTTCGTCGGTGGCCGTCGCTTGCTCAACTGCCGAGACCCTCGAAAGTGCCGACGCCGTCAAACCAAACTCGGACGCGAACTTAAGCAACTGGTTGCGGGCGTCACGCTTGCGAAGCCATGCCGGGTGATTACTCACCCTACCCTTGTCGTCCATGATGGTGGTTCCGTTGGCCTGGAGCTCACGGTCAGCCGTCACCATGTCGGCGAACGAATCGCAGTAGGCTGCCAGCGTCTGCTGGTGTCGAGGGCTCATGACCTTGGACGCTTCCAGCATTGGCGCGACCCGGTCCCACTCGGCCCGTGCAATCTCGCACATCCACGCCGGGGCTTGCGGGACGCCCGGCGGCGCGTCAATCCCGGACTTGTGCGGCCCCCTAATCCGCGAGCCGCGAATCTTAAGGATGGCCTTAGGCGTAGGCTTCCTGCCCTTAGGCATGATCAGTGTTCCCAAAGTTGCAATTTCGGCCCTGCGTACGGCGAAG